ACACGAACTACCGATCAGAACAGTAGACACTCACTGATTCAGCAGTCGTGGAACCGTTCACAGATCACGATTGATTATGAAGTTTTCAAGGTACAGGTACAATCCACTGTTTTATAAGGCGCTTACAATAAAATATAGGCACTGACAAACCACCATAATCCACTTGATGCAGGGAGGAAAAATGATCTTACCATAAGATAGATTAAATCTTTCGTAGCAATTCCGGGAATACGATATTTCATTAAAAATGCCACGATAAAAATAGCAAGTGTCAGCCATCCATAAAACACGCACTCAAGCACAATCTTCAATAATCCGCGAAAATTGACAGATGTGTTGGTTCATCAATGAATTCTGAAACAGTCCCGGATGAAAGGCTGATATCTGAATACCGTTTAAACAATTCATAAACAGGATTTTCCGGGGTCACGTGCTGAGCCAAGACGCTTCTGCAGAACAATATGTGGTGTTTTCGGAAATTCGTGTCCACAATTACTTGTGTTTCACCCTCATTTCTGATTGAAGCCCGCTCTTGTTTATTAAAGACTCTTCCGCAGACAATAAAAAAAGACCACCGAAGGAAAAATTCCTCGATGGCCTGTTGCCAGATTCCAAATTCTGTTAAATTTTCAAATTACGACTCTCTGATTTCCGGATCCCGGAACTCCTCGTCCCGGATGATCGTCGCTTCCTCCAGCCGGAATTCCACGACCTGCTCGTTCCCATAATTTGTTCCATAGACCCGGTACGTCTTGCTTTCATCCCAGTGGCAATTTTTGTAGAGCACACGAAGAAAAGCCTTACTGGCGATCTCATACTGCTGGACCTCCTGAAAGGCTGGTACCTTCAATGCCTCCTTATCGATCGGCGTGGCGACCTGAATGGCCACCTTGTGGTCTCTGGAATTAAAGAGGAACCGGATAAATTTCGGATTCTTCAAAGATCTGATGGTAGCCCAATAAATCAGGCTCCTTCCCCGTTTCAGCGAAAAAGAGAGCCCGAGTCTTCTTTCCTGCTCAGACATAATAGCCTCCCATTATTGATTTTGCAGCTGTAGTTCCTGCTGGCCGGCAAATCCGTCCAACGATTGCAAAGAGACCCTGTCCTCGTGTTTTTCGACAGGTACGCCATAAGTATCCAGATCTCCCGGATAGAAAGGTGTCCTCGACGCCTTTGCCTCCCTCTGCTTCATTGCCTCCAGTTCTTCCGGCGTCATCTCCTCGCGCAACTTCTCCAGCTCTGCCTTGGTACGCTTCGGCCTCTCACGGAAGATTTCAGCATCGTCCAGCTCAAAGACATAGAGAGTCTCCCCCTGATAATCGATGCGGTGGCCAAGGATCTTATAGCGGCACAGATTGTCCCAGCTCATCATCTTGTAGATCATGTTGCAGAACTGCCTGCCGGTGATCTTCCTGCTCTTCCGCTTGTCATTCTTCTGGATGCACCACCGGAGCGAATCCCTGTCGTCCTTCTCGCATTTTTTGATCACCAGCCGTTTCTGGTCCTGATTGACGAGGATCTGAATATAGACCGTGTCCTCCAGTCCCTCGATGCAGGCAGTATTGAACGTGATGCTGTCTTTCCGAATGGTCATCTGAGGCTCACGCAGATGCGCGAACAGCTCCCTTCGGACCGTCTGGTAGCCGTTATAACTGAATGTCTTCTGAATTTCCGCTGCTTTCTCGTCATCGATAAATGTATCCATAATTTACCCCACATTCGTTTTCATCTGGGCCGTCACAGACTGGGCTTTCGAGATGATTTCTTTCAGTTCGTCTTCTGTGATATCTGTGCAGTACTTGAAGAATGAGGCAGGACGAAGGATCTGCCAGTCGCCCTTAAAGTGCGCCAGCTCCAGTTCCTTTGCCGCATCCCGTCCAAACCTCTCGTCTGCGTAAAAGACCACCTTCTCATGGTGGACCGTACTCTGCTGCTCGATCTCATCTTCTCTGCTTCGGATGACACGGGGAGTGTCGTTCTCACTGCTCTCCGGATCTTCCTCCGTATACGTCACGTCCTGCGTGATCTCCGGATCCGTAAGATCAAAGAACAGACAGCATTCATCGCCGGAAGAAACGAATCGCCCGACGAACCGATACCTGGCGTCCGGATCCCAGCCCATCAGATTACAGAGTGGCTCCACCAGTCCACGGCAGCTCTTTGCCGTAGGTTTGATCATATCGCCTACAAATTTTGCCCACCGGACTGCTGTCGGAGAATCCTTCTCACAGGGACGCACAGCGATACATTTTTCCTTGGTATTGAGCAGGAGCTCCACATACTCCGTGCGGTTTAACTCCCGTACGCAGTTCGTGTTGAAATAGATCTGCCCATTGGAAAAAGTCATGATCGTTTTGTCCGTGGTACTGAAAAGGAAACTCCGGACCACCTCATATCCATCGAGGGCGCTGTCCAGCTGATGCTTCTTTTCAATCTGCTCATCCAGATCGTCTGTCAGAACACTTCTGGAAGCCTCTTCATAATCTGCTTCCGAAAATCCACGAATATTCCGGTCCACAGGAACATAGCCTTTCAGAATCCCCTGATCCACGACAGAAAGAGAAGGAAGCGTTTCTCCCTTCCGGTTCCGGAACTCCACCTCCATCTTTCGATTGGCAGCGGTCCATACGATCCGGCTCACGATCGGATCATGATGATCTTCCTTCCGTACCCAGGTGCGCTCGCCGTGGTTTACTTTGTGCTTATGGGTCAGGAAATCCGGCGTATAGGTCTTATGCGCCAGAATGTCTCCACAGTGGCGTTCGTTCCGGATAATGCCCCGGATGGTGCCGCTGTTCCATGTGTCTTTTCCTGAATAAGTCTTGATATGGAGCGAGGTCAGGAAGTTCGCAATTTCCGAGCAGTTGAAGCCGGTCAGGAAGGAATAGTAGATGAACTGCACCACTTTCGCTTCCTGTTCGTTGACCACCAGATCACCGTTTTCATCCTGATCGTAGCCATACAGTGGCGGTGTCAGGAAGATGCCGTTCTTGATCCGGTTCTCAAAGCTCCAGTTCATGATGTCGCTCTTGGTCCGGGATTCCTGCTCGGCCATCCCTGCCATCATCATGAGGAGGAAGCGCATACCGGGATCAAAGGTATCGATATGCTCGGTCTCAAATTTCACTTCCACCGGATGCGGCAGGTTATCCAGAATCTGAATCGTGGCAAGCGTGTCCTTCACATTTCGGGCGAAACGGGAAATCGACTTCGTGAGGATCAGATCGATCTTTCCTGCCTTGCAGTCCTCGATCATCTGCTGGAAGCCCAGCCGGTGCTCAATATTCGTTCCGGAGATTCCCTCGTCCGCATAAATATTGACGAGCTGATAATCCGGCGTGTTATTGATGAGGTCGGTGTAGGTTTTCACCTGCAGCTCAAAACTTGAGGTCTGCTGTTCCTCCTGCGTAGAAACACGGCAGTAAGCAGCGACCTTTCGGATCGTGCCGGGAGCCTTTCGGACCGCCTCTTTCGGCGTCACTTCATGGATTTCCAGCTCATCAACCTTCTGGTTGTACCGTTCCCGGATCCGATTCTTTTTCGATGCTCTTGCTGATTTCTTGTTTCTTCCCATTTCTGTCACCTGTCTCTAAATCTGGAATTTTTTCTTCTCTGTCCAGATGCCAGTACCATCCATCCTTTTTCTTTATCGACTTGATCTCCTGATCTGCCTTTACACTTTTTACCGTTCGATTGCTGATTCCAAGCTCCCGGAACCGCTTCATGATTTCCGCTGCCGGGAGATCTTCTTTCGAGAGCCACGCAATGAGATATTCCTCTATCGCTTCCTGCTTTGTGGTGCGGATGGATTCTTTTTCCAGCATCGGATCTTCCACTTCCGCATCGACCGTGCCGATAATGTTGATCCGGCCTCCTTCTGCAATTTCAAAGGCCAGATCACTGCCTTCCTCTGCAAGACTGCTTTTGATGTGCTGGATGTATCGGATTCCGGAAGACTGCTGCATCCTTCTGACGGCAAGTACACTTCTGCAAGCTGCCACAATGTCGATGCTGCCGAGGCTGCGATAGATGCTTTTCTGACTGCTCTGCTTGTTCATATGCCCGATAAAGATAACGGCGCAGTGATATTTCATCGCAAGCCGGCTGATATAGAAAAGCTGCCTGCGCATCGCGGTCACGTTCTGCATATCCTCGTTTCCGAGAAAAGACTGGATCGGATCAAAGACAAGAAGTCTGGCATCTGTCTTTTTCAGAGCTTCCTCGATCCGTTCATCCATGAGAGAAAGCGGATTGTTCTCGTCTTCATCAATAAAAGCGATCTTCGAGCAGTCCGCATTATTTGCCTTGAGCCTTGGAAGAATTGTGTCGTTGATTCCGTCCTCGTCACACTGATAAATTGTGGATTCGGGCTTTTCGTGATTGGTTCCATCCGGACGAAGGCCGCCTCTTGATATCATCGCTGCAATCGATAACACGAGAGAGGACTTGCCATCTCCCGGGTCGCCTTCGATCAATGTGATTTTTCCATATGGAATATAGGGGTACCAGAGCCACTCGACCGGCACTCCCACAATCTGAGAAAAGTATGTTATCATGTTGCAGCCTTGTTTCATCTATTGGTGTATTTTTATAACGATATTTTCGCTACTAGCTTATTATAAGCATTGTGGGAGTTCTTTACAATAAAAAAGTGAAATTACAAGCGCGAAATTTCGCTAATGGGCTATATGAGTACACAGGCAGCCGAAAAGGAGCTGGTTTATGCGAAATGAGATTCGAGGTTGTTTTCCGCAAGAGGGGTAATAAAGATGGATGATTTGGATTTTGAATTCTTAAGAAGTAACATTCGAAAAGAGAGAATCAGATGTGAGATGACGCAGGAGCAGCTGGCTAATCAGGTTGACACCGTCACCTCGTATATCAGTGATATAGAAACCGGAAAGAAAAAGCCCAGCGTAAAAATGCTTTACGCAATTTCTGTAGCGCTGGGCACCGGGATTGACCGGCTGATCTTTGGGAATGATCATTACCATACAGATTCATTGACCAAAGAGGTCATGCCGATATTTGAAGCAGCTGACGAGAAGAAACGTTCGTTCCTTTTGATGGCGCTTTCTGATCTCAGCAAAGATTATGACAAGTGCATTCACTAATCAAGGGTGCAACCCCCTCACACACATTGCACCCTTGCACCCTTGCACCCTTGACCCCGCAAAGCCGCTATTTTACTGGATTCCTGATAAAATTCAAGGGTGCAATCCCCTGTTGAAATTGCACCCTTGAACCGTAATTCATTGCACCCTTGGCTCAACTGGACCGCCAGGAAACCTGATTTTTACTGAAGAGCTGTATAGCAGTCTTTCAAAAAGGTAGCAAATGCATAGCTCATGTGTTCTACGATTTTTTTACCGTCCGCCTTTCTCATTACGTCCCGGACAACCGCTGCAAAGGCGCTGTACTCCTCGCTGGTCCTGTCAATGAGTTCTTTATAATCGCTTTGAACGGTCTGGTCAATCAGGCTGGTGAGCGCTTTTCCTTCGATCTCGAAGTCTCCATCCTCCCTTCTTCTTATCACCGATTCAATCTGCTTTCTTGCGTCCTCCGGATCAAGATGCTTCAAATTGGAAAGCAGTGCCGATGCGACAAACTCTTCTCTATCGCTCATGTGGTAACTGTAAATATCGATGTCAAATAGGTTCATAGTCTCCTTTTCCAGCAGAATCAGGCCTGTTTTGAATTTTCTGCAGTACCCACGATATTCAAAATCAGGGTACATAGCAAGACAATTATCGACCACAGATTCTTTTTGGAAATAGTACCTAAGATCAGCTCTTTTTTATGAATTCAAAATGATCATCGTAGACAAGGATTTTCTCGATCTGACACTCAAATTCTTCTCTGGGGAAGGCGTCAGTGTCCTTCCACGGAAGGCCCAGCTCATCACTTATGGCTTGTAAAAGCTCCGTCTCGTCAACGGTCCGGTTCTTACAGCCGTTTCCCTTTTTCCCTTTTCTGCGTTCCATGCAGACCCACATTTTATGCATGCGCTCCCCGCTTCCGGAATTCCGCCTCTTGTACAGAGCACCGCAGTTTCCGCAGAAGACTCTGCCGTAAAGAAAGCTGCTTCTTCCGGGCATCGAGTAAATTCCTCGCTCCTGCTCTTCCTTCCGGTCACTCAGCTTTTTCTGCACCTGATCCCAGGTGTCCCGGTCGATGATCGCAGGATGTCCGTCCGTGATATAAAAAGAATCGTAATCCACGGAAGGATCCGGCTTATGCGTGAGAAAGTTCTTCGGCGGTCGCTTCTGCAGAAGTTTATCTCCCACAAAGGTTTCATTCTTCAGAATGCCCCGCACGGTCTCCGCTGTCATGGGTCTGCCGGTCACGCTGTGTCCACCGGCTGCATTCACCGCTGACGCGATGGCGGAGTAACTCTTGCCCGCAAGGAACATCTGGAAGATTTTCCGGACAATCCATGCATCGTCATTGATGTAGATCGTCCCGTCGTGCTTTGTGCTGTAGCCAAGGATGTGGTTGTTCCCGAGCGAGTACTTTCCCTGCTCAAAGGCCTGCTGGTAGCGCCACTTCATGTTCTTGCTGATGGATTCGCTCTCACTCTGCGCAATGACTGCCATCAGTCCAAATATCAGAAAGGCGGTCGGATCTTTGGTACTGATCCCTTCCTTCTCGAATTGGATGTCCACGCCGTTTCCGTGCAGAAGATCCACATAGTGTTTGCAATCCACAACATTGCGGGAGAATCGGGAAATGCTCTTCACCAGAATGAGGTCAATCTTTCCATCCACCGCGTCCTGCACCATCTGCATAAATCCCGGACGCTTCTTTGCATCGGTGCCGCTGATGCCGTTATCAGAATAGATCCCGACGTACTCCCAGTCCGGATTGCTCTGGATGTATTTGTCATAATATTCCTTCTGGACCTCGAAACTGTCTTCCTGATCGGCGCGGTTGGTACTGACGCGGCAGTAGGCAGCCGTCCGGGTCTTTCGGGATTCCCGGATCGATTTCCGATAGGATACCTTCATTTCCCCTGTTTCCATATGGCTTTCCTCCATCTGATGGCAAAAAAAGAGAGAGGTTTTTACGCCTCTCTCTCAATCAAATCCTGTTCTTTTTTCTGTTTCTCGCACCACTTTCGGTGGTTCTCATAGCATCTCTTATCTGTAAGCGCCAGCTTCTCAGGATCGTCCTTCACCGGATCTACGTTGGTTGGTACCGTGGTGACAATGCCACATCGCCAGTGGACGGTCAACGTTCTTGTTTCCATATCCTTGTGCAGCCCCAGATCGATGTAGTCAATCAGGTCATCCACCCAGTAAAATTCAACTGTATGAATGTCTTCCTCAAGCATTTCCAAAAAGGCCTCTGCCGCCTTTATCTCTTCCGGAGTTCCTTTCTCCCGAATCTTTGTAAGCACCAAGCGATCCACCTCATGAAAAGCTGACAGTATCGCTTCCTCCACATGCTTCGAATGGATGAGAAAGTTATGATCCGGGCAGACCCATCCGCGGCTTTGCCTATACACGAGGATCTTCTTCTGGATCATCGGTTTCCCGCAATATGGGCAGCGGAGCTTGTCTCCAAGCGGATAGGTATCATATCCATTTTTCTTCCTGTTTCGGTATTCGAGGATTTTCTGTACCCGATTGAACTGTTCCCGCGAGACAATCGCTTCGTGATGGTCTTTGATGTAATACATTGGTGCTTCTTCGCCGTCGTTCTTTACAAAGGCATGCGTCAGGTGATCAGTCGTCACATATTTTTGAAGAATCAGGTCTCCACAGTATTTCTCGTTTACAAGAATAGAACGCACCAGAGCTCCGTTCCACACCGTTTTTCCTGCTGGCGTGAGGATCTTCCGCTTCTCCAGTTCCCTGCCCACTTCTGTTGTGGAAAGACCTCTCTCATAGAGGCTGAAAATCAGCCGGATAACCTCTGCTTCATTCTCTACAACGATGTAGGTTTCGCCAGTATCAAAGTTCTTCCGGTAACCATAGATCTTCGCCCAGCGCTCCTGCCCATCCTCAAAACGCTTTCGAACGCCCCAGGTAATGTTGGCACTGATGGATCTGGATTCTTCCTGTGCGAATGCAGCCAGAACCGTAAGGAGCATCTCAGAATAGGTGCTTCCGGTGTCGATATTTTCCTTTTCGAAGAGAATTGTCGTTCCAAGCTCTTTCAAATGCCGTACGTAAGCGATGCAGTCAAGGGTGTTCCGGGCAAACCGGCTGATCGACTTCGTGAGAATCCGATCAATCTTTCCGTTCTCCGCGTCCTTGATCATCTTCTGAAAGCCCGGACGTTTCGATGCCTTGGTCCCGGTAATTCCTTCGTCCGTGTAGACCCCGGCGTACTCCCATGCGGGATTGGCTCGGATCTTCTTCTCGTACACTTCGACCTGTGTTTCAAAGCTGGTCTCCTGCTCATCGCTGTCCGTGCTGACACGGCAGTAGGCTGCAACCCGCAGCTTCTCTTCTCCGGCAGCCTTTGTCGTTCTCCTTGTTTCAGGCCGGTTCTGCGGTCTTCTGATCTGTACACTTTCCATGCAGCTTCCTCCAGTTTTTCGGCGTGAACAGAGCCTTCGTTTTTACCAGCTCTTCTACCGTTTCAAAATCTTCCTTACTGATCAGCGGCTCATGATGGTTTTCAATGATGAATTGTCCTCTCTCACCGCTGTTGTCTCTTCTGACTTTGCCCTTTCCTCCGACAACCGTCTCGATCGTCTTGTTGCTGATGTAGCTTCCCGTGTAGTAGGGATTCACAAGCAAATACTGCAAAGTGGACTGGATCCATGTTCGTCCAGTCCCATCCCGATCCTCCATCTCCTGCAGAGCCATCCGGATCTCTGTGTAGTTATGGTGGCCCAGCGCCATTCGAAATGCGGTCCGTACCCGCTCCGCTTCCGGCTCATAAATCACCCAGGTATGATCCTTCTTCTCCCGATAGCCGTAGCTGACCTCGCCATAAGGTCTTCCCTTCTTCAGTCTCGCCTTCCGGCCCCAGTGCAGGTTCTCTGCAATCGACCGGCTCTCTTCCTCAGCGATCGTCGCCATGATGCCGAAGATTATCTCTGACTGCTGATCCTTCGTGTCCAGACCTTCCTTTTCAAAAATCACCCGGACATGGAGCTTCTGAAGCTCGCGGATCGAAGCAAGGACGTTCTCCATGTTTCTTCCGAATCTGGAGATGCTCTTGCAATAGATCAGGTCGATCTTTCCATCCCGGCAGTCTTTCATCATGCGCTGGAATTCGTTTCTCCCCTTGATCTGTGTGCCGCTCCGACCAAGATCCCCGTAGACATCCACCAGCGTAAGGTCCGGATTGCTCTCGATCTTCTTTCGATAGGTTTCCATCTGCAGGTCAAAGGAATCTTCCTGCAGTTCCTGAGCTGTCGATACCCGACAGTAGGCGGCAGCGCGGATCTTCGTTTTTTCTGCGGTAATGTTTTTCACTGTTTTCCGATGTTGTATTTTCTGAATCATTGCGCTTCCTCCTTTGGTAGTCGTATATTCCCTCTGAGGGGCCAAATAAGCAACGCATTATAATAGGAAAGATCGTAGATTATCCAGCCGAATAAGGCGGCCTTATTTGTGGATGTTAGCAACGAACCCTGCTCTTGTTTTTAAAAGAAGGCCAATAAAAAATCCCCGGGGAATGCCTCGAGGATGAATAAGAATTTCTATAAGATATTCATTTACTGTCTGTTATGCTGAGCGGAAAATCCTCGGAGAATATTCTTCGAGCAATAAGTCGAATGATATTCGTTTACATTGACTCAGTCAAATAAGACAGTTAGAATTGAAAATAATCCTTCTCCGGCACTCTCACGGAGACATTTTGTATCAAAGGGGTCGAATCATTTCATGAGTACTAAAACTAAGCCAATAAAATCAGCTAAAGAGCTTGTTGCTCATATGCAGGAGAAGGGAATCACCTTCGATATCGTCTCTCCGGAAGACGCAGCCAACTATATGGAGAACAATAACAATTACTTCCGTGTTGCGTCATATCGGAAGAACTATAATAAGAAGCTCGACTCAAATCAGGAACCGATTGATAAGTATGTGAATCTTGATTTCGGTTACCTACAAGATCTTGCTATCATCGATATGGAGCTCCGATACACCTTTCTCCAATTATCGCTTGATATTGAGCATTTCACTAAACTGGAACTGCTTCGAGAAATCGAGAATCATAACGAGGATGGCTATCAGATCGTAATTGACTACATTAACTCTCTTGATACTGAGCATAAAAAACATCTACAAAGAGAATTAGATCAAAACCGAGACAGCATTTACACTGGTGATATCTACAAGAAATACATCTCCGACCTTCCTGCCTGGGTTTTTCTCGAGCTCATACCATTTGGAGCAATACTTCACTTTTACAGATTCTGTGCCACGCGTTTTGCATCTAAAGATATGCAGGATAATTTGTATATCCTTATAGATTGCAAAAACATACGAAATGCATGTGCCCATAGTGACTGTATTATCAACGACCTGCACATTAACACATCACGGCACAAAACAAATTATCTTATAAATCGTAAACTCTCTGCTATATCTGGACTCACTCGCAACGTTCGTGTAACCAAAATGAGTAACGATCGCATTCGAGGGCTAATTTGCATTCTATTCATGCATAACAGAATTATTACGAGTGATGGCGTACATAATAAAGCAGCCCGGAAGCTCCATGCATTTGAGGATCGTATGCTCAAGCATCCTTCCTACTATGATTCCAATGCTCTGATATCATCATCGCTGAAGTGAAAAGTTGATTTCCACTTTTAAGCACTCTCCGGCGACAGTGGAAATTACACCTGCGATGAGGGCAGTAAAGGGGTGGATTGAGGCTGATTTCGTGGACCAGAGTCTTACAA